TTCTTGCGTGATCGGCATGGCTAATGGCTCCGCTCATAGGTCGCGCGCAAGGCTGAGACCGCCTGCACGACGCGCGATAGATCGATCAGTCGGTAATACTCGAGATCCGCCGGCGTAAACGCGCGCAACGTCAGGCTCACAGTCACGATCGCGACCTCGCCGCACAGGAGGCAGATCACCAGGTCGCCCGGCTCCGGCGCCCCGAGCCCGAGCGCGACCAGCGCGCGCCCCGTCGACCCGCAGATCGGACACGGGACGCCGGCGGGCACCGAGACCAGCGGCGGGATCATGCGCCCGGCTCCTGGCGCTTCCGAATTTCCTGTGCAATCTGCAGGACCAGCCGGATCCGACGCTCGTCACGACGCTCGACGGGTGGCATCAATTGCAGCGACAGCCGCACACCCGTCCGCTCGAGAACGTGAGCCAGCGCGGCCCGCGCTTCGTCACGGGTCAGGGGCTTCGCCTCCGGCTGCTCCGGAAGTCTCGGCGCTTCGGGCGCTGGACGTCGCACGCCGGTCGCATGCTCGACGGCGCTCATCGCGGCGCTCATCTCGTGCGGCTGCGGATACGTAAAGCCGAAGTCGACGAGCCGCTGTTTGATGCGTTCGCGCCACTCGAAGTCGTCAATGGCCGGGTCTGCCTCGATCACCGAGCGCGCGATCGCACACAGCTGTCGAAATGGGAGCGGCGTGGAGGGTAACCCGCCGGTCTTCGTTCCCATGTCTATCGGCCGTCGCGCGCCAGCGCGGCGGTAGGTACTTGTTCGTTGATCGGATCTCACTGACCGTACCTAGTTAGAGCTGGTTCGTACGACGTACGCGTACAGAATCAGAATCTGAATGTCCTGTACGCCAACCGTGCGCGTACACCCGTACGCGTTTCGTACTCACGTGTGGCCGTTGCCCTTTTTCCGCGCCCGATAGGCTTTCAGCCGAGCTTGTTCCTTGGCCCGCTTCTCCTTGATGGCACTGGCTTTCTCGTTGATGACGTGGAAATCGTGAATGTGATAGCCGCCGCGCGTCCGATGAAACAAGCGTACGTGCGGATTCGCTAAAACTTTGGCGATCTCCGAGACCGAGCGTACGACGCCGCACGACCGCAACCAGGCATCGGGAATGAAGCCGTCGGTCAGGAAAAATCGCGAGTAGCCGATGGCGGCGACGTAGACCGCGAGCGCTTTCGCCCGGCCCTCCGACCCCAGCATCTCGCCGGCGCGCACGATCTTCGGATGCTGTGCAATGTTGTCCGTTAAGACCACGGCGCTTACTCACCAGGACTACCATCGGTGAGCCGGAGCGCCGCCGGCGGCGTCCCGTGCCCGTTTAGGAGCGACGATTCGACGAACCGCAGCACGCGGATCCGGTCGTCGATCGACTCCAGCTCGAGCAGCACGCCGGCGACCATCGCCACGGCGCGAAACGTCTGCTCCGAAAACGCGCGCTTCAGCGCATCGCCTTCGGCGCGTGAGGCCACATCCAAACTGACTTTCATCGGGCCACCATCCCTTCCGGGGTCAACAGCTGGCGCACGTCGGCCAGCTCCTGATCGACTTCCGCCAGAAAACTGCGCACCGTAATCTCGTAGGCTCTGCGCTCGACCTCGCTCAACGTCGCCCGCACGATCACCAGGCGCCCGGGCCGCGGGAACCGCGGATCGAAGCTCACGAAATCCGCCCAGGGCGCGCCGGTCAGCCACAGCAGGTGATCGACCTGGGGCCGGTACTCGGGCGGGATCGCGCGCGTGCGCAGGGCGACTAGGTGCGTGGCGCTCTTCGGGCACTTGATCTCGACGGCGCCGGCGCACGCCCCGATGACGCCGTCGGGCGAACAGCCGGCGAGCAGCTCCCGGTGCGCGAGAAAGCCGATCGGCTGCACGACATAGCCGGTGTGCGCTTCGTAGGCGCGGCGGGCGTCGGCTTCGTGCTCGACGCCCCACTTCATGTCGGGCGACTGGTACCCATTGGCGTCCTGGCTGACGCCGGTCACGCGCTCGAGGACCAGGCGGATGCGCAGGTCGCGCCGCGCCGCGGCTTCCCCGGTCTTGATCGTCGCGCGCATGTCGCGCACGGCGGTCCCGGTCAGCCGGCCGCAGCGCACCGCGAACCACGCCGGCGTCCGCTGGTCGACGGCCACGACGTCGCAGGGAGTCATCGGTCCCGCCCTCTCAAGCGGTGCAGCCGCAACCGGCGACGCGCGATATCAGCCAGGCTTGCCTTCAGCTCCGCGAGGGAAATGCCCGACATTGTTCGGGCGCGCGCCTCGAGGGTGTCGAGGTACCGCGCGGACGCCTCGAGAGCTGACGAGCGGTCTTGTTCGAGCGTGCTCGAGGAAGTCGGCACGTCGGCACTGCCGTCGAGCGGCAGCGGGAGCTGTTTGGGCGCGGTCATTCGGTCTCGCCCTCCTCGGCCGCCTGCGCGGTGATCGCCGCCGCGCGGGTCTTCAGCTGCTCGTAGGTGTCGGGCTGCGTCGCCGTCAGGAACCCGCGGTGCTCCGGCATCGCCGCCGCCCAGACCGAGCTGAAGACCTCAAGCCCGTTGTCCGCCACCGCGCGCAGGTCGTCGAGCCACGCGTCGAAGTCCGCCGGCTTGTTCATGTCCGGTTCGAGGACGGGGTCGTCGGTGACCGGCGCGGCGTCGATCACCTTGCCTTCGAGTTCTTCGACGGTGTGCTCACCGCCGATCTCGTCGGGGAACGCTTCGCGGAGGCCGGCGGCTTCGCAGCACTTGGTCAACATTTGCGTTGGCGCCCGCGACCAGCGCGCATTGGGCTTCCCGTCTTTCGTCGTCGTCACCACTTCGCGGAAGTAGGTGCGGATCGGAAACGGGATCGTCTGGTCGTCGTGTTTTCGGTAAAAGGTGATCGCGCACCACTCCGGCGCCTGGACGCCGCGCACGTCGATCGTCGGGCCGTAGTCCGGATCCGAATGCCCGAGATACTTGCCGGTGCGGTGCGCGGTCGAGCGCAGCTCGTAGATCCCCGGCATGACCACGTCGCGCCACTCGGTGCGATTGGTGCCGGCGATCTTGACTTCCATCGGCACGATATGCACCGGCCGCTTGAGCGGATCGAGCCGGCGCGCCACGCAGTAATCCCAGACGGCCAGGACGGATTCGCTCATGGCGCCGGGGTACAGGCTGCCCTTCAGCGTGCGCCACTGCGCCTCGCTGATGCCGCGGCGGGCAACGGGCTCGGGGAGTTTCTTGTCGGTGGGTTCGAGCGCGTTTGAGGTCACTGCGCCTCCTGATGGTTAGAAAACTGACTGAACAGCCGCGTCCTCTGCGGTCCGAACGCGCCACACGACCGCCCATCGCCCCGATCGGGTGCGCTGCTTGTACCCGCTGTCGATGATGCGATCGCGCAATACCAAGCCCCGGATCCGAGCGCTCGTCGTTTGATGCGAAAGCCCCGTGGCGACCTCAAGGGCATCGCAGGTCTGCGGCGCACGGGCAATTTCATCAAAGACACGAGCCTCGAGTCGGCTAAGATCTTCATCAGTGATCGACTCGGCCGCCGCCGCGCTCGTCGGCGAACCGACCTCGAAGGGGACATCGCCCATCTCGCCGTAGAGAGCATCATCGACGTCATTGATCGCGGCCTCGCGCGCCCCCTGTTGACCGCAGCAGTACAAGGCGTGCAAGAGGTCATCGACACCAATCATTTCGCCGCAGTAGCGACACTTCATCGCCCCGGCTCCGTCGAGAGATAGACCGCCTCGATCACCCGCGTCCGGTCGTCGGCCCACTGCCACACAACCTCGATGCGCGCGTCGGTGCCTTCGATCTGCGCGGCGGCGTCGTAGATGCCGCGGTTGCCGGTCAGGAACCGGAGCTTGGTCTGCGCGTCCTGGTCGCTGGCGAGTTCCAGCTCGAAGCGCCCGTCCTTCCGGAACCAGGTCTGCACGACGACCATCGCCTGGGTGCGCGGCATCTTCACGCCCCCTTGCGCGCCCGCGTCCAGTCGAGCGCCGAGCCGTGCCCGTGCAGCCAGGCGTCCAGCTCGCGCACGTCGAACAAGAGCTTGCCCCCGCGCCGGCAATACGGCAGGCGGTGCTCGGTGATCAGCCGCTGCAGCGCCGAGCGCGACCCGAGCTTGAGATAGGCGATCGCCTCGCGCGCGGTGAGGTACGGGCTGACGACGGGCGCGGCGGTCTTCATGCTGCGTCCCTCGGTTCATCGACCGGAAAGAGATCCGTCGGGTCGACGTTCAGCACACGCGCGATCCGAACGATGGCTTCATAGCTTGGACGCCTCGCTCGGCGCCCAGTCTCCAGCCGCGAGATCAGCGCCGGATCCACGCCGGCCTTCCTGGCAAGTTCTTTCTGTGAGAGTTGCGCGATGCGTCTGGCGAGTTTGAGGTCAATGGGTCTGCTGCTCATAGTGATTGCTCGTTTCGGCTAGCCACAACCCTGAAAGTCCGAGCATTTCGGCGTATTCACAGTGGCCAGTGGTTAACCAATGGCGCATTATGGCTAGACGGTTGCACTCTGTCAACTGTGATGGCATACTCACTACGCATTTCGGTTATATCAGTGCTCACTGCCACGCTCGCCTCACCGCTCCGGTTGCAGAATGTAGTAATGAACGCGAAGCAACTGACGGAGTTTGGACTCCGGTTGCGACGTCGCCGAGACGCGTTGGGATTGACTCGGTCAGCTCTCTGCGCCGCTGCGAAAATTACCCGCACGACGTTGCGACATCTCGAGCACGGGCGCCAGCATCCGACGCCGTCGACGTTGGCGCGGCTGACCGCGGCACTCCACACGACCGAGGACGCGCTCGCGGGTAAGAAGCCGATCGAACCCGATGATCCACGGCTGCACCATCTGACCGACGAGGATCTTGAGGTCGCGCAGGCCTTCCATCATGCGCCCACTCGCGTTAAGCAGCGCGCCCTGGGCGTCTTGCAGGAAAGCGGTGTGACCCGTCACACGATGCTGCCCTCGGTGGCCACCTGGGCGCAGCGGTTGATTAATTTGGATCCGGCCTTGCGACAGGCGATCGTGACCTTGATCGACGAATGGGATGCGGTGATGGAGGAGCACCGACAACCCGCCGAGCCCTTACCCGTCGACGCCAAGGATCTGGCGCCGCGAAAAACGAAGAAGGTGTAAGACATGGCGCACATTGTTCCCTTTGTTCCGTGTGATGCCACTCCGCAGTCGGTGGCGGCGTCCCCCTCGAAAGAAGCACAAGTCATCTGTGAGAAGGTGCGCGCACTGGATCGAGTACGGCCGCGCATGTTGACCCCGCTCGGGCTCATGCTGGATCGGCTGCTCTCCGTCGCATCTGCTCTGCCTCGTTCGCGGTGGCATCGCCAATCCGCGGATCGCCGGGCGCGCTGAAAGCATGTTCACAGCATGTTCACAGGAGGAAGTGTGACGAATCTCGCGCGTGCAATGAAATCGACCGCGGTGGCACGGCCGCTGAAAGTCTTGATCCCCTTGATTCAGGCTGACCTCGAGCGTGGCGATCGCGCCGGCATGGAGTACTACGCCAATGCGGGCGACAAGTTGATCGAAGCGAAAGGGCAGGTCGCGCACGGCTATTGGGGAACGTGGCTCTCGAAAAACTTTACATTGAAGGACGGGACCGCACGGCGATACATGCGATGGGCACGGCTCCGTGCCGAGCAAGGTCAAAACGTCACCGGTGGTGACGTTTTACCTCGTAGTCTGCGCGAGATGGACGGCAACACTACTCGGGACCAGAACCACCGTCATGCCGAACGCGCATATAAGACCGTCCTCCGCGATCTCGAAACAGACCTCTACACGCAGGAAAAACAAACGCGCGATGACGAAATCCAGCTCCATCGTGACATTGCATTGGAACTGATCGACGTCGGGTTCAAGGCCTTGGCGACGCGCCTTCATCCCGACCGTGGTGGCTCGAAAGAGGCGATGGCTCGTCTCAACCGGGTGCGCATTGAACTGAAAGGCGTCGCCGAAACGAGGAGATTTGTATGAGCAAATCGGCCCTGGTGAAGATCGGTCTGCCCTCTGAACAGGCGGAGAGCATGAAGCGGATGCGCCGCATTCGCCAAATCATGGAACAGCATGATGCCGCGGTCGCGCGGCTGGATGCGGCAACAAACGAACGGATTAAAGAGATCGTAAACGCCTCAGACAGTGACATGCCGGCTGACGAAGAACCAACAAGGGCCACGGCCTAAACACGGGGCGACTTTGGGGGGGCTCTCGAATGGCGAGAGCCGAATGCGAGTGGCGTGGATGGGGGGCTACTCGAGGCGCCGGACTCGGTGGAGGCAGCACGCCGAGTGCCGGCGCATTTTTTTGAATGACATTCTATGAGCGATATCGATAGCGAGCTTGCGACCAAGATCGACCTGGCCGAGTTGAAAGGCGCGGTGCAGGCAGAACTGGCCGTCCTGCGCTGGATGGTCGGCACGCTGATCGTGCTGGTCCTCCTAGTGCTCGGGCGAATCTGGATCCGCTAATGGGCCTGTTCACCCGCCCCGACTCGCCGTACTGGTGGCTGTTTCTCGAGACGACCAAGTCGAAGGAAAAGACTGAGATCAAAATCGGCGAGACGACCGCCCAGCGCAAGGACAGCAAGCGGGTCGCGACCGATCGCTATCATCAGCGCATGAACGAACTGGCGGCGCGGCTCTACCAGCTGCCGAGCGCGCGGCCGGCGATCCGGTTCGCGAAATACGCCGAGCCCTACGCGACCGACACGATCGCGCACCGGGCCGGCGCCCGGCGCGAGCGGGAGATCCTGAAGCAGCTGGTCGCGTTCTTCGGCGACGACCTCCTGACGGCGATCGACCGCGACCGCGTCAAGGCGTATCACACCGTCCGGCGCACCGACTCGCCGCCGGCCGCGGCGGTGACCATCAACCGCGAGGTCGATCTGCTGAAGGGGATGCTGCGCGACGCCGTGCCCAAGTATCTCAGCGCCTCGCCGCTGGTTGGCATGCCGCGGCTGCGCATCGTGCCGCCGCGGCGCCGGTATGTCAGCGCCGCCGAGTTCGATCGGCTGCTCGCGGTCTGCGAGGATGCCGAGGACACGGCGATCCTGGTGCTCGGGCGCGATGGCCTGGCGCGGCTCGGCGACCTGCTCGACCTGCAGCACAGCGATCGGGACGACCGCCTGCTGCATATCCGCGATCCCAAAGGCGGTCGGCCCTACGACATGGTCCTCTCCGATCGCGCGGCGAAGGCCGTCGACGCGCTCGGCACCGAGAGCCCCTACCTGTTCCCGAAGTTCCGCAAGGCGCTCGAGCCGCGCGACTGGACGGGGTCGGTGCGGCAGCGGCTCGAGTATCTCTGTCGCCAGGCGAAGATCCCCTACGGGCGCGCGAAGCACGGCGTGACGTTCCATTGGGGCACCCGGCGCAGCGGCGCGACCGATCTGCTGGTCAAGGACAAGCAGCCGCTGCCGATCGTGCAGCAGCAGGGGAACTGGAAGAAGCCGCACGTCCTGCTGGAGATTTACAGCGAGGTCAGCCGCGAGGATATGCTCGCCGCGCTCGCCGGGCAGCCGCAACGGAAGGCACGGAGGAAACGCGCATGACGATCTTCGACCTAAATGGCGACGTGTTCGAGACCGACTGTGACCTAGTCGACGTGACGTCCATGCACCGGCCGGATACGTCCTGGCGACACGTCGATACGTACGGGCATACCCATCGCTGGTTTCGCGATGGGCAGCCTGCAGACGCCTATGCGCCGCAGGGCCAGTACGAGGTTCCAACGATCCGGTGGGTCTTTGAGTCGTACGGCTTTTACGAGGATGGCACGCAGTACGAAATTGGGCACCATGAGTGCCGACAATGCGGGGATCGGCTTGAGCCCAGGTACACCGCCGACAGCGAGTGTCAGTACGTGCCAGGCCTGCGGCGGTACCGGATCAACGGCGAACCCGTGACGGCCGAGACGTTCACCGCACGCCTGAAGGCGGCCGGTCTCTAAGGCGATCCCATTCCCGCCCCGTTCCCGGTCAGCCAGGGAACCGCGAAAAACCCTAGCAAAAACACGCCCCACGGGTGCCTTCGCAACGCGGAGGTCGGGAGTTCGAGCCTCCTGCCGTCCACACCAAACAATCAATGAAAATGGGCCGAAACTGATGAATCTGGGGTGGGCAGGGTTGAGGCGGACCGTATCAGCGTTTGCCGGGTTTTGCCACGTTTTGCCGGTTTCCATTCCCGTCCTGTTCCCGGTGTGATGCGGAGGGCTGTGATGCGTCTGCTCCTGCTGCTAGGCGGTGTGCTCGCCCTGGTCGGCGTCCTGGGCCTCAGCCTGGCGCTCTACGCGTGGATCGTCCGACTCCTGCACCCGCCGCGGTAGCGGCGCGGCTGGTTATTTCAGTCGGTAGACCTTGCACCAGTTGAACAGCGCCCCGCCCAGGCCGCCGACCTGCAGGTTCCCGCCCGAGGTCTGAAACAGGTCGAATTGCAAGTACTGTGAGGCATTGAGTTGGTAGGTCTCGTTAATGCTCTGCACCGTGTAGGTCGTCGTGTTGCCGTCGGACAGGTGATCATGCCCGAGCGGCGCGCCGCTGATCAGGGCCGCGAACGACCGCGCGCCCGCCCCGTTCTGGGCCCAGGTGCAGCCTGCCTGCACGAGATAGAGCCCGCTACTGGGGATCGTGATCTTGGTCGGGTCCGTTATGACCCACATGCCCGAGGCCGGCGTGCTCAGTTCCGCATTGAACGTCATCGGCACGTGCGCGCCGGTGGCCAGGGTTTGCGCGACGGTGGAATAGACCGAGCAGTACGGGTGCGTGTCGAGGCGCGCGATCTCGGCGTCGACGGCGTCCATGAGCGCGTCAACATCGGCCTTGTCCCAGACCGACCCCGTCAGCCCGGAGCCGTCATCGTCAATAAGACTGTTGTACCAGGTCCGATCGAGCGCCATCAGCGCACCCCGCCTTCGACGCTGCGCAGCCGCCGCAGCAGGTCGGTGAACTTGTAGATCTGGCTGCTCGCCTCGACGGTCTTCAGGGGGTGCACGGTCGCGCGCCCGCCCGAGACGGCGATCTCGCTGAGCCCGATCTTGTGAATGCGAAACGTCCCATTGATCGGCGGCTCGGTGGTGTTGACCGTGATCAGCCGCCCGACCTGCAGCGAGAGATCGCGCGACGTGAAGGTGAGCGTCAATTGCGGATCCTTGCGGTCCAGCAGCGTCGCGTCCACGTGATCCTGCAGCTCGACGAGGTCGAAGCGCGCATCGCTGATCACCAGCTCGATGACGCCGTCGAGCGGATCGACGGCGACGCCGGGCGTCGCCAGCCGCTGCGCCATGAGGTCGCGGGCGGCGGTGTCGAGTTGCTCGAGGCGAATCGTCACGGTGTCGCCTTTACGAATCGCGCGGACGAGGGCGCCGGTCCCCGAGGCGGGGATCCCGATCAACCGCGGTTGCACGAGCACCTGGGCGCCGTACCGGATCACGGCGGTAATCGATCCGATCCCCGTCGCGGGGATCCCCGTCAACGCCCCCGCGGCGATCCCGGTGTAGCGCAGCACCATGCCGCCGACGCGGATCCAGCCGCCCGGCGCCACGCCCCCGACCATATCGGCCTCGAAGGGCGTCGTGCTCGAGACGAGCAGGGACGTGGACCCGGGGAGGATCTGCCCCTCGTCCTTAATTCCCGACGTGTCCGCGGTCGGCGGGGCCGCGCCGAGCGCCGCGTCGGCACTGCGATCCCCGTACTGATCGGCCGTGTTATTCGCGAGGGTCGTCAGGAGTTTCAGCGCGGATCCGTTCGCGGGGGTGCGGTAGATCTTGCGGCCCGTCACCCCGGGCGCTTTACTGATCGGCACGTCGTACAGATCAACCGCCCCGTACCCGCTCGCCGGGAACACGTACGAACTGGTCGTGTACCCGCACGCGCACTGATAGATCCACCCGTTCGCATAGAAGCTATCGCCGCTCGTAAACTGCCACTGATTCGCGATCACGCCCGCGTTATCCATCCGATACACAGAAACTGAATACGTCGGGGCGGCCGGGCCGCCAGGTTCTAATGTCGGGTAGTAGTACGCGCTCGATCCGTCGGGGGCCGTATAGTACGAGCGCGGCCCGATATACACTTCCCAGTCGTTTCCATCCCACGCGATCCACCCCGTGCCGGTTCCAAGTGGTCCCCACGCCCCCGCCCGATATTGGATCTGCACCGCGAAGCGCATCTGATTCGCCCCGGGGGAGATCAGCCCGGGCGGGTACGCGCTCGATCCCCGCGACCGGGCCGACACCGCAGGGGGTGTCGCGGGATTGATCGACTGAATCAGGATCGACCGCGCGGGCCCGACGAGGGTTTCCCCACTCGCGGTCGTGAACGTCACGGCGTAGCCGTACGTGGCGCCTACGGTATGCGTGTTGCCCCCGACGGGGGTCGGGCGCGGCGAGGCCGTCGGCGCATTGCCCGTGCCCACGAGGGCGCCCGTCGCGCCGAGGCCCCGCACCCCCGAATACGTGACGCGTTGCGCGGTGACCTCGACGAGCCCCCCCGACGGCGAATACCACGAGTCGGCCGCGTCGCCCTCGTCGACCGGGAGATCGACCGATCCCGCGGGCAGATCGATGGCCGCCCCGACGCCCCCGCCGCGTCCGATGACCTGGGTCACGACCTGCGAGAGATCTTCGGTCAGTGCGAGATCGGCGGCCCCGTGCGGGGCGGCGTCGGTGATCGTATTCGCGTCGGGCGCCTCGCTGAGGAAGACATGGAGATCGCCGGTGTAATCGAGATACCAGTGCCCGCCGATGCGCTCGCAGATCGCGGTCAGACAGACCGGCAGGTATTCATTCGTGAACGTGATTTCATCGACGACTGGCAGGCCAGCGACCACGGCGCGCGTGGTGACGCCGCGGGCCCACCGGGCGATGAGGTCGAGGACAATCGCCGTGGCGGATTGCCCGACGTAGGTCGCGAGCACGGTGCGGCGATTCAGCAGCCACGTCGGATCGACGCACCGGATCTCGTGCGCACGGTTCTCTTTACGGCTCTCGTAGATCTGCGTCGTCTCGAGGATGCGCCCCCCGAAGAGCTGGTGCTCGGCAGTCGCCTCGCCGTCATACACGGCGATCGTCTGGCCGGCGACGGGGACAAAGCCCCGCGTGCGAAAACTCGCCGTGTCGACCTGGTCATTGAGGATCTGATCGATGCTCGCGCCCTCGATCCGCAGCCCCGTCCCCGCGGCGCCCGTTGTCACCGGGACGCCGTTGACGTACCCGTAGGCGATCGGCTCGTAGACATTCAGGCGGAAGGCGTTGAGGCGCGCGATCCCGAGCCGCGCGCAGCCGGGCCGATGCGACGGGGAGAGCGCCGCCATTACAGCCGGTACCCCTGGTGTTTCATTTCCCCGACCAGCTTCTCGGCGATCTTGGTGGCGTCGGTGGTGTTGACGTTCACGTTGAGCGTGTTGGTCGTCTGCGTCGCCCCGCCCCGCCCCCAGGCCTCCGTCGGCGCCGGCGTGCGGTTCGCCCAGCTGACCCCGCCCCAGCCCCCGGGGACGCCGGTCTGCTGCAGTTGCTTGAAGTCGTAGCCGCCGAGGCCGATGCTGCCGCTGGTGGCCACGCCCGCATCGGCATAGGCCTTGAGCAGTTTGGCGCCGGCGATCGCCGTGTCGTAGGCGGTGGCGTTCTGCCCGAGCGCGGCATTCAGCTGGACGACCTGCTGCGTCGTCTGGGCGGTCTGCTGCGCGACGTCCCGGGTCATCTGGGCGTACCCCTGCCCGGCGCGCTCGCCGCGGTTCCAGGCGTCGGCCTGCCGCTGCGTCTCGGCCTCGTAGGCGGCAGCCTCTTTCGTCAATTGCTTCATCGGCCCGATGATCGACTCCGTGGTCGGGATCGCGACCTTGCCGACGTTGGCCCAGGCGTCCCCGAGGCCGGCGATGATCGGCGGGAGCGGCAGCGTCGCGGTATAGATGTCCCGCAGCGCCTGCGGCGCGACCTGGCCCATGCGGGTATAGGCCTCGATCGCCTTCCCGAGTTCGGTATTCATGGAGGCCTGCGCCTCGGTGCTCATGCGGGTGAGGTTCTCGATCGGCCCGAGCGCGGTGACATACTGCTGCGCCTTCGCGATCGTGTCGGTGCCAAACATCGCCTCGCGCAGTTTGATGAGGGCGTCGGCCTGCGCCTGCGCTTCGGCGGCGGCTTTTTTCTGCGCGGCCTCCTGCTCCTTCGTCGCGGCGGTGGCCTTGCGCATTTCGCGCTCGAGATACTGGACGGCCTCGGCGCTGACCTTGAAGTGCTGGGCCATCTGCGCGGTCGTCGAGTTGCCTGATTCGATTTCCGCGCGGAGGGCGGCGACGCCGCCATGGCGGGCGTTCTGTAATTCGGTATTCCAGGTCGCGACGCGATTCGCGGCGGTATTGGTCCGCTCGTAGTTGTCCTTGACGCGCTCATTGAGAAACTTCAACGCTTCTTCGAACTTGGGCACCCCTTCGTAGCCTTGTTCAATCGCCCGGCGCACGACATCGACCCGGGCCATCAACGTCTCGGACGACACCGATCCCCAGCCCATGAGCTGCGAGCCAAACTCGGCAAATTTCTTGTCCGCGTCGGTGACCTCGCGCACGACTTGCGTGAGTTTGAACGCGGCCATCGCCGCCCCGGCGATCGCCGCCGCGGTCCCGAACGCGCCCAGGGTGCTCACCCCTTTCGTCAGCACGGACGAGAGGTCTTCGAGAATGCCGATCTCCTGCGAGACATTCACCCCGAAGGCGCCGAGCGCCTTGTCCGCGACCTTGAGCCCCGAGGCCATCTGCCCGAAGCTGTCCTGCGACTTGGCCGCCGTCGTGCCGACCTCCGTGATCGCCGTGGCCGTCTTGGTGACCGAGGCCGTGCCGGTGCTCCCCATCTCGGTGAGCGCGGCTTCCGTTTGTTTCGAGGCCTTCTCGATCGAGGCCAGCCCCGCGTCGGCTTTCTTGCACTCCCCGACAAACTCGGAGAAGTCGGCGGCAATGGTGCTGCTCAGCGCCATCGGGCGGCCTCACGCGGGGCGTGGGTGAGTTCGTCGACCAGGATGCGATAGACCACTTCGGGCAGCTCCTGCAGGTCGCGGTAGGACAGGCCGCCGCCGGTCAGGCGACAGACGGCCAGGTCGGCGGCGACGAGGCGCCGATAGAGCCCGTTTTTTTTAGCGTCGCGTCCTCGGCGGCGACGCGGGTCTCGTGCGCCTCAATCGCGCGTTTGATCGCGAGAAACGACGCCTGATCCAGGTTGCGCAGGAGATCGCTCTTCTCGTCGTCGCCGAGGCCCCGCAGCGCCGGCTCGGCGCTCCAGTCGACGAGGTAGGCCAGCACCAGCGCATCCCCGGTCGCGAGATAGTCGACCCCGGGGGAGCCGTCGGGCTTCTCGCGATAGGTGCGCGCAAACATGGCGGTGTACTCGCCGTGCGACAGCCGCGCCTTGACGGTCAGCGTGTCGCCGCCCTCGAGTGTCAGGGTTTTCGTCTCTGCCGTGACAAACCGGATCACGTTACCTGCCTTCTGGCGGCCCGAGCGCCGCGGTGAGGACCGACCCGGCCATGCGGACCGTGTTCGGGAGGACCGGGAACGTCCACAGCCCGCGGGGCGTGGACGTGCGCGGCGCCGTGAAGATCAACGGCACTTGCTTGATGCGGTACTGGTCGACCGTCGCGAGGCGCGCGCGCAGATGCCACGCGCGCGCCTCGTCGCGGCTCACGGTGAACGCGCGCAGGTCGGCCGCAGGACGATAGCCCCACGACAGCGACCCCTGCCGGCCCGTGAGCGCGACGGTGCGAAACATCTACGGCGTCGCCGTCGGCAGCGTCCACGGCCCGGCCGCCATAAACTTGCCCGACAGTTCCGGCGCGCCCTCGACGTCGGTGTTGATCTCGGCGTCGAGATACGCCTTGCCCTCGAAGGCGAAGGCCGCCGCCGGCGTCCCGCCGTCCAGGTCCGTCGAGTCGGGGATCAGCACCAGCAGCCCCGGCGTCGTCGCCTGCGTCGCCTCGATGACCGTCAGATCCTCCGAGTTCCAGAACCCGGTAAACGTGCCCGACACGTCGCGCATGCCCGGGATATAGACCTTGTTCTGGTCCTGGAAGCAGGTGACGTTGATCTGCTCGGTCGCCAGCGACAGCTGCCAACCCTTGATCGACAGGAGCGCGACGGCGGTCGCCCCGCCGGCCCCGGTCGGGTCGTACTTGACGAGCCCATTTCTGCCTGCGCGAATCATGTGGGTACTCCTGTCGGGGTGGCGAGCACGCGATAGCGCCCGCCGTGGTGTTGCCAGCGAATCGTGGGATCGACGTCGTCGACTTCGGTGCCGCGCACGCGCTCGACGCGCGCGATCGTCAGACAGCCATAGCCCGTGATCGTCAGGGGCTTATCCTCGAGCAG